TGTCGCAGTTGCAACGCCCAAGGCTGGCGTTGTTAGAGATGGAGACGTAGCGCGAACATACGCGCCGGTTCCCTGCGGAGCTGCGCCACCACTTGTGATTGTCACTACGCCTGTTGAAACGGTGCCAATACCAATTGTGCCAGTACTGAGCGCGTCAATTGTCAGGTTTGTGGCACCGCTGGTATCCGTTACAGCGACCGCAACCGTGCCGTTTAGTGCCGCGCCCGTTACTTTCAGGCCAGCCGTCTGTGATCCTGTGGATGCGTCAACGCTAAACGCCGGGTCTGTCGTGCCGCCCTGCCGACCAACGGCAAATGCCGAGGAACCCGCTGAAGTTATACGCAACCCAACTGCCGCCAACGTGGCAAACGTGGTCCCGCCGTTAGTGCCGCCGGTAAACGCAAGGGCGTCCGTAGTGCCGGTGCCCGACGTTGTCTGTAGCGTGAGAATTGTGCCCGTCGTGCCGGACCCGCCAATAATAAGCGGCACAGTCAATGATGTCGTGACCGTGTGCGCGGGCAAAGTCGTTGACCACGACGGCGCGCCGGATCCGTTTGTAACAAGAACGCTGCTGTTTGCAGTTGTTATTTCGCCAACAACACTGGTGCCGCTTGAATACAGCAACTGATTCGCCGTTGTCGTCGCAGGCCATGTCGCTGTAGACCATGCCGGTGCGCCGGTAGCCCCGGATTGCAGCATCTGCCGCGCAGTTGCCGTGCCGGATAAAATTTGAAGTTGGCTGGCGTTAGACCATGCGATGCCGCCGTTGCTGGCGGTTAGGTTCGCGTTTGTGCCGCCATTGGCAAGCGGGAGAATGCCGGATATCGCGGCCGTTAGCGAAACCTTGCCCCATGCCGGGGCCGTAGTTACGCCGCCAGAGAGCAGCACATTGCCCGTTGCAATATCCTCCAATTTTGCCAACGTCGTAGTCGTGTCGGCGTAGAGGATATCGCCAACGGCAAAGGTCGCAAGCCCGGTACCTCCATTTGCCGCGATCAATGTCCCCGCAACGGAAACAGCACCGCTTGTTGCGGTGTTTGGAGTCAGGCCGGTCGAACCAAAACTGATGGTCGAAACGCCAGTACCCGCAGGGGCGACCCACGTTCCGTCACCACGCCAGAAAGTTGAAGCGGAAGCCGACGTTCCACTGTTCAGGTTGCTTACAGGCAGGTTGCCGGTAACGTCCGCCGACAGGCTAACTGCACCAAACGTGGGAGCGCCAGATGCGTTGCCGTGCAATACGGTAGTGCTGGTGCCTGCCAGAGTGGACGACATCGCGCTGGCCGTACTGCCGTAAACAACACCGTATTGTGTAAGCACGGAGGATTGACCGGTGCCGCCGTTCGCTACCGCTAGGGTTCCCGCAAGGGTGATCGTACCACTTGACGTTACAGGTCCACCGCTGGTGGTCAGGCCGGTCGTGCCGCCCGAGACATCGACGCTGGTTACGGTGCCGTTGCCGCCGGGCGACGACCATGTTCCGTCGCCACGCCAGAAAGTCGAAGCGGAGGCTGATGTTCCGCTGTTCAGGTTCGTTACAGGAAGGTTGCCGGTGACGTCTGTGGCAAGGTCCACCACGAAGTTTTGCCAAGACGGCGACGAGGTAGTCCCGTTTGAAGTTAGAAGCTGCCCTGAAGTTCCGGCAGTCAGGGCCGACCAGCTTGACGCCCCACGGTACAGCATTTGGCCTTGGGTCGACCCGATAGTGTCCAGAACCGCCGTAACGGTCGCGTCGGTGGGGCTAGCCGCACCCCCGGTGACGTTCGCCTTGACGGTATTGGACGCCATGGTCGCAAGGTAGGCGTTGCTCACCCCGGCACTTGCCAGAGAGATGGTCCCGGTCGTTGTGATCGTCCCGCCGGTTATCGGTGATGAAGTCGCGATGGAACTCACGCCGGGGGATGGATACTGGGTTTGGGTGTAGGTGGCGATTTGGTCTACGGTGGCGCGGGAAGAGGTACTGGACTGGACAACCTCAAGCTGCTCCGTACCATTAAGAGAGGTGACGGCAGGAAGATTCGGGATGGTGGTGTTCGCCATTTACTGACCCGTCTGCGGTATCTGGTTGTAGCCGTATGGCAGCCCAACCAGTGCCGTTATGATGTTAGTCGTGCCCTGAATCAAACTTCCAGAAATTATACTCTTTTGAACTGCATAGGTAAACGCTGTGGCAGTGGTGACGGTGATGCTGTAGAACCCGTCCGCGTTTTTGTTAGTTAGCCCGGATACCGACACCTGATCGTCGGTGGACAGCCCGTGGACGGATGAACAGGTTACTGTGATTATGGTGGTCCCGTTGGCGGAAACCGACAGAACCGGGAGCGTGACGCCATATTCGGTGACGCCATAAAGTGGCATAACAGCCCCAGCCTCCAGCCCGTTCGGCACTCCAATTGGCTGGGTTGTGACGTACTTTCCGTCTTGGGTCACGATTTTGGTCGTGGACGGTATTGGTATGCCGGTCACGGTATCCGTTACTAGCGGGGCGCTTACGGTCGAATAGTCCGTCTCGGCAGCGGCGAAGTCCTGCACGCGGGCATTCATAATCGGGGTCGGATCGGAGGGGACGACGATTGCCCTTAACTGCTCCTGCGGGGTGTCGTAGCAAGTATTGCAGACTAACAAGCGTATGTTCTGGAGCGCAGCGCCGCGCCAGTCAAACTGCCAGCGCAGGTCCACATGATTGTAGCGGAACCCGCAACGGTCGCATATGGCATGAGCCTGCGGGTTGCTGGCGCTGGTTCTGGCGCGACCTGAGCGCGATGCATAGGCCATGTAGAGTCACCTTGTTATGGCCGGAAATAGCCAGATATCTGCGGGCTAATATACTGCTGTGCTTGCTCCACGTTTTGGAGGGCGGCTATTTGGTAAGATTCGTCAGCAACGGCCTTCAGGCCGGTCGCCACCTGCGCGTTCCATATCTTCGCCAGCCGATAGGCGAGGCCGTCCGCAAATGCCTCCATCCAGAGGTACGGGATGTCCACCGTCTGACTGCTGTCAATCTCGGCGTCTTCGATCTGGGTTACGCGGTAATACTTGAGGGACTGGCCGCTGCTGCCGTCAGGGACGGGCCAGAGAGAGATTGTCGGGGAAAGCAGACGGTCGAACCAGAAAGTGGTCGGGAAGCCCTGCTGCTCCTTATTCGGGTACGAGGCGTATTCAGTGCGACTGACTGGCAGAATGATTCGGTCAATAGGCGGGCCTGAGCCGCTGTCAGTTTCGATATAAGCATCCAGAACCATGACTGTCTTCGGGGCCACGCTGTAGGTAGCCTGACCATCGACCAAGGCAGTCGTGACCAGATCGACCTTCCATAGGTTGACGCCTTGGTTGGCCCAACTCGCCAGCATCAGGTTAGTCGCCATGCGGGCGGTCTGGAAATGCTCCTGAACCAGAGAAGTATTCCGCAGTCCGGCAATATTATAGGCGTAGAGCGTTAGCTCCCCAAGCGACGGGTTGAAGTCGTAGGTGCCTGAAGTTGTCATTATTAGAAAGGCATAACGCCAGTCTGGATGGCCGTAGTGGTGACGGTCCCCGGGTTAGTCATGGTATTCACGCGAACTCGCACCCACAGCAGAGGATTCGCCAACGTGGTTGTGGCAGTCGATGCCGTCGCGGCAACCGAATCTGACCAAGTAATGGACGCAACCGCAACCGGGTTAGTCGGTGAATTGGGATCATCCAGCGTCTGCTGGACGGTGTAATTGATGGTGCCACTGACAACGCACTGCACCGTAAGGTTTGGCAGCGCCCACTCATCAAGCCGAATCCATGGTGAGTCGGCGATTTGGTTGGTGCCAATAGATACATTGCTGGCAAGGGTGGCGCTGGAAACTACAGAAACGAGCGTCTTGTATGACAGAACGCTGTAGGTAGTGGTTGTATTAGCGCCAGCAAGCGTCTCAGAAATTATGTCGCCCGCCCAGTTCGTGCCAGTGAGGGTTAGCGTTAGTGCGCTGCCGTCACCCGCAAACGTAAAAAGTACACGGCGAGCCGTGTCCAGAATCGCCACGCCGCCGGTGACCAGCGTGCCGTTCAGCGTCAGCGTCCCCGCCGCGATAACCGCAGCGGTTCTGATGTTGGTGGCATTCGCTGCCGCTAGCGGACCTACGGTGAATACGATTGGGCGCATAGCGGCTCCTTAATATGTAAACTCAACACTTAACGTCCCACTTCTTCAGCGCAAGATTTATGCGGCTATTGGGATCGTGAGCGGTTTTGGCGGAAGTCAGCTTTTCTTTCATGCCGCACATGCGACTTCTAAAATTATCGCGCCGTTGTGACGCGGCCGGACTGCTGTGCGCTTCTTCTTTGGAAACCGGCGGCTTTATGTCGCGACCTTCGGCGCGTAAAGAAGCGCGGCCTTTTTCATTAAGGCCGCCGGAGGGGTTCTTGCCCTCTTTACGAGTCCAAGCACCGGACATGAATTTCTCCAGAGAAAAGTAAGCGGGGGCCGAAGCCCCCGCCGTAGCAACTAATCGATCTCAACGTCCTTGTGACCACGCGGGGGCGTGCCCTTGTGGGCAGACGACAGCGGGTTCATGTTGGACCCAGTGCGGCCACCCGACTTGCGGGGTGCGCGACCAGCGTGAGAAGCCGACATACCGGCAATGTTGCCGACCATCTTCTTCGCACGACCGCCCCGCTTACGCTGTTCCGCTGCGCCCGTGATCTTGGGGGCATGAACACGCGATACCGGGTTGGTGTCCTGCTCATACTCACGGACGCCACGCGACGGGGATTCAATATCGCCGCCGTTTTTACGACTCTTCATTTACTGTCTCCTTACGTCGGGTTGACGGCCACACCAGTGGTGCCCGCAGTCGGAGCGCCACCATCAACATAGATTTGACCGCGACTGGTGGCATCGGTGCCGAACTCGGTGATCCCAACAAGCGTGCAGTCCTTCATCAGCAGAAGACCGCCAGCCGAAGCCGGGAGCGTAGAGAGGCCGGACATCGTGGTAGAAGTAGACTGCACGTTGTTGATAAACGTGCAGCGATCAAACTTCTGCCAACGATCAATGCCCGCAGCCGCCGAGACCAAAATACCAATGGTCGTAGCGGAACTCGTCTGGAAAGCGAAGTTACAATTCGAGAACGTGTTGCGAGGCGTGCCACCGGCAAACTTCACAGTCGAATTGGCAACCGTACGAGTAACCGTGTCGAGGCCAATCTCGCAATTGACGAACGTGTTCTCGCCAGTCGTTCCCGTAACGAGGAGCGACAAGCTCGAAGTGCTTTGGGCAGAAGCGGCATCACCCGCACCACCAAAGCTCACGTTGTTGTAGTAATTGCGACCGCCGCTATCCGTCCACGCGATCTGATTGGCACCGCCAGTCGAGAAGCCGTTAAAGACAGCGATGTTAGAGAAGATGCAGCCCTGAGCAGTAACCACGATGAAGTTGCCCGAATTGAACGTCGCCTGAGTGTATGTCCCAGTCGGCGGAGCAAAACGAGCGCGAGGATTAACTACAGTCGGAGCAGTCATGCCGATAATGTGGCAAGCATCTTTAGCCCACGTCAAAGTACCAGTGGTCGCAGACGCATCAGCCGCCTGAGCATTGGCGAGAGACAGACGCTGCGTACCCGCAGTGCTGCCATCACCAACAATCACGGCAACGTCGTTAGCGCCATCGGTCATCTGTGCGTAAGCACCGTAGATCGTCTGGAGCGGGCTATCAGCCGTGCCAGTGTTCGAGTCGTTTCCGTTGACATAATCAACGAAGAAGACACTCCCATTTGTAATGGGGATGCCGGACATTCCCATCGTGGGAACGCCCGCAACCTCAAGGCCGCTTAGATGAGTGATACCCATTATAGCCTCCTTACGAAGTCGGGAACGATCCGTAGATCGAACGCCAGTTATAGTACCCGAAGGAGTACCGCTCGTAGCCCTTGACCAGCAAGTTATCCGTAACGAAATCCACTTGCATGTCAGTTTCAAACGCAATTCGCTCCATGTACGACAGACCGTCGATGTTGGTCAGGAGGAACCAAGCATACGCAGAGGTCAGGAAGTCGTTGGTCATGTAGCTCTCTGGCAGGCCGCCTGCCGTCGAGAGTATTGCGTTCACATCATTATCCGCAGTACCCGGACGCAATTCAGTCTTCGTCAGACGAATGGCGGTCGGCTCAAGCTGCGGAGGAACGATCAACTTACGGGCGCGTGCGAAGACCTTCAGACCGGCCTGATCTTTGAAGGCGGTACGAACGCCAATCATGCCATTCAGAAGAGTAGCTTCGTTCAAGTCCGCCTGAACCGTAGGCGTGTTCGCTACAGTGCTGCCATCAATCGGATGGTTGGTGGCGCAGAGCGCCACGCCGTCGCCGCCGATGGATGCATTGTAGGTAGTCGCCGTGTTCAGAATGTTTGCGCCGTAGATTTCCTTGGTCTGCTGGAAGGACTCAATCAGGCCGAGGTTCGACGGGTGGAACTGCGTCTTGTAGAGGTTGTCGTCAACGGCTTTGCGAGTGATCGCGTAGCCGAGGGCGATTTCCGTATGCTCTTGGTTGTAGACGAAACGCTCACCGGCATTGTTGTCAAAGGCAGTCTGCGCGCCTTCGGTCTTCAACTGGGCGAGGCCGAGGAAGCGCATTTCAGCGGTGCGTTCCAGAGCCATCTTCGAGTCATGCTTGGTGAAGATTTTGTCATACTGAGACGGGATCATCTCGTATTTGCCTTCAACCCCACGGAGTCCGGGGAGCAGAAGGTCTTTAATGGCAGAAAGATTGACAGCCATAGTTCCTTACTCCTCAGCTAATGCCAGTGGGGCCAGCGCCATTGCTGCGCCAGATTTCGTTGTTGAAGCCGACGACAACCCAGTTGTAGGCAGTGGTCGGGTCCGCGCCACTCGCGCCGGGAGGCGAAGTGACGAGGTCAACAACGATAAACGGAAGCGTAACAGTGGTGGCCGGGCCGCTTAGAAAAGCGCCCGACGAGCCGGTCGAGGTGTTGCCGCTGCCAATCGTGAAATCAGCGTACTGGCCGACCTTCGACGAAGTGTAGGTGGTCAGCGAGCCGGTGATGTTGAACGTGGTGCTATCGCCCATAACAACAAAGCGAGCATTCGGATCATCGATCACATAGGCTTCCACATCGCCCGTAGCATCAGAACCCGGCCAATAACGCGACCAGACGGTGCGCTTCTGCGAGGTGCTGAGATACTTACAGCCGACAAAGACACCAGCCAGCGTGGTGGTGCCCTGAGCGGCCTGAGTGATGTAACCATTCGCGGAGCTGACAACCGGCATGACCGGGTCGCCGGTAAAAATGGCGGTGGTGTCGCCAGACGCAACGCGACGGCAAGACTGCGCGAAAGTCGGAGCGCCACCGGCACCACCGTAATACTGCAAGAAACCGAAAGGGGCGTTCGTGTTCGCCATAACGGGTCTCCCTTTTACAGGAGGCTCCATCATCGCACACCGAGGCAATTAGGGGCCGGGGAAGGTTAACCTCCCACGCCGGGGGGAGGAGGAATGTACAATAACCAAAAATAACTGACTTGCAATAGGTGGAAAAAGAAAAACCGGGCCACTTAGCCCGGTCTTTCCGACCTATATATCCCGGATCACCCCTTCGGAATCGGGATCGCCTCGTAGCCTTTGTTGATTTTGGCTAGCGGGGCGTCTTTGTTATTACGCTCAAACTGGCCTGCGGGGGCCGCCCCAAGCTGTTCTTCCTTGGTGCGGACCTGATTCCGGGCACGAAGACGGTCGATCTCCCTGACCCGGTCGGTGACGGCCTGCGGGCGCTCCATCAAAACCATGCCCTTACGCTCTATTGACGAATCGGTGACGCCGGACGGCATCATCTCAGGGTGCCGCTTGGCCGGGACTTCGGTCCAGCCGGTGCGGCGCAGGGAGACGGTGTAGGCCGGGTCTTCGTAATTATAAACCGTCCGGCGCTTCCACTCGTAGTTCCAGCCGTCAGGGATGGCGGCGGGGTCGAAGTAGAAATCATCGGTCGTATTGTCCAGATCGCCACCGAGATGGCTGAAGATTTCAGCCGCACGGCGATCCGCCGCTTCTCTGGGGTCTTCTGCGCGCATCTCTTCCCGCAGGGGCGGGCGTTCTACCACCGGGGTCGAGAGGGCCTCTACAGGGGCCGCAGAGGCCGCTACAGGGGCATCATCGGGCGGGACCGGCACAGAGTTGTCTGGCGGCAGGTTGTGCTGCTTGCGGGGCCTGCCGGGACGGCGCGCTGGGATTTGGTTTTCCATTCTATCGCTCCTTTAGTTGATTATCTTGCCGCTGTTTTTGAGCGCCAAGTAGTTCTTGGCGTATTCCTCATCGGTCTGCTTGCTGATTCGGGCCGCTTCACGCTGCGCTGGCGACAGCGTGAATTTGTTGGACCGAATGCCGGGTGCGTTGCCGCTCCGGCTGACTGGCGCAGCAATAGGGGCGCTGCGACGTTGCGTCGGGGCAGCAGCTTCCGACAAGGCACTGCCACTGTCGGCATCTTCCATCTGCTGTTCAGCCCGCCGGGGCCTTACCAAGTCCTCGATGGCCGAAAAGTACTCGTCAGTGTCAGCCCGGTGTCCATCAGCAAGGACCATGTTGTGCGCCGCGATCATCTTCTGGTGCAAACGAGGGTCAGTGATGTACTGCGGGTTGCGACGGACCCAGTCGGCAGAACGAGGCGTCAAACGAGCCGCGAACTCCTCAACCGGGTCACCCGGAGGCTGGTACTGAGGCTGCCGGGGCTGATTTGCCTGCTCTTCCATCGCGTTTCGACCGTTTTCAAGCTGCAATAGCTTGGCCGCGTTGGTCGAAATAGACATTTGAATGTCAGCCGCCGCGTCATGGTCGCCAGCCGACATGGCGTTGCGATAGCCGTACTTCAGATTCTCTTGTTCGCTGTTGAAACGCTCTATTGCGCTGTTAACAAGCTGAAGATTGGCGTTCTGGGTCTCATTAGTCGCACGACTTGCGTCCGCAGAGTACTCACGCGCCTTGTTTTCAGCGTTCTGGCGAGCCGAATTTGCTTCCTGAAGCTGCCTTTTGAGGTCGGCGATAGCGTCATCGTTTGAGGTATCATT